ATGCTTTTTGCACCAAGTTTCCCGACTTGTCGGAAGATGAGTTGACTCAAGCGGCAAAGGCCATCGACGACTATGACTCCGCATGGGTTGCCGCAGGCACCGAAATGGAAGAATAGGCGAAGCACAAACACTCATGCGACACGCGGGGGGCCATCGGCCCCCCTTTCCTTTCCCGCCCCTATTCGGTTGTCAGTGAACGAGCCCGAACCCGCCGGGCGGGATCAGGCCGTCGCGCCCGGCAGCGTGTACAACGGCACAATGGCCGCGATGGCCGCGCGGGCCTCTGTCTCGTCGGTCAGCGCGGCGGCCGCGTCCAAGGCGTCCTGATATGCCAGTCGTTGGCCGACGACGTGGCCGGAAATGGCCACCCACGCGGCGCGGTTGGCCCGGATGCGCGCGGCCAGTTCGGCAGGATCCATGCCCCGCGCGGCCGCGATGGCGCGCACCAGCGGTGCCGGGGCGTCGGGGGCGGCATCCAGCGCGGTTGCTTCCTCGTATTGCTGGTCCCACGATGCGATTTCCGTCGGCCCGTATTCCGCCTTCAGGGGCGCGAGCACCTTCTCCGCCTCGTCGCGGATGGAGGTCTGTTTGGCCAACCGTAATTCTGCGATGGAAAGCGCAGGCCGGTCCACGGCCACGGGCTGGCCATCAGGTCCGGCATGAATGACCAGCCCCCGCGCCTGCGCAGCCAGAAGGGCCGCATGTTCGTCGGCCATGACGGGCACGGCATCATCCGGGAGAACACCGTGCAGTTCCCTGAACAGGAATCCGCCAGCCGCTGCGGAGTAATACGCCTGCATTGAAGCCTCCTATTTGCCGTAGGCCAGCCACTGGAAGGTCAGCGAGCCGGAGTCGGAACCGTTGAGGATGGTGAATCCGCTCTTGGAGACATTGCGGACGCCGCTACCGAACTGCCCGCGCTCTACACTGGTCACCAGTGCCCCGAAGCAGGCATTGGGGAACGCTGCCGGGAACGTGACGGCGGCAGTTCCGTAGGAACCGGCAACCAACTGCGTTCCCCATTGCAGGATCATTCCGTTGGGCAGCAGATACGCCCGGTCGGCCACCAGCGTGACCCAATCGCTGCGGTCCACCTTGCCCGCCAGCGAGGCAGCCAGGGCGGCGATGTCTACTTCTCCCGCGTTCACCACCGTGTCGAACGCCTTGATGCACGGCAGCCAGTTGACGGTCCTGGGCCGGGTTTCGGTGCCGCCGCGACGGATGTCGTAAGGCGTGACCGGGTTATCCACCACGATGGAGTACGTGCTGCCCGCAAGGTCAGCAGTTTTGAAGCCCATCGTGCTATCAGTATTGAAACCATCGAAATGGTTGTGCTGTTTGTACTCGTCAGCCATCCACGCACCGACTGCGCGCCCGCCCGCAGGGTCCGCCCCGCGCACGTAGTCGCGCAGCCGGGGGCAGCGGAACGTGGTGGCCCCGTCTCCGCTGGAAAACGCCCCCACCGACGACTGCACGGCCGCCTGCGCCTGCCATGCCGCCTCGGTGATGATGTTGCCGCTGGCCTGCGCCATGGCCCACAGTTGCGGGTACGCGGCGCGCAGCAGCAGCGGACCGTCGTTGATGGCCAGCGACCCCGCCGGGGGCGTGGTGCCCGGCCACCAGAAGGTCATACCCACGGGCATGCCGGAGACGCGCCCCAGCGCATCGGCCAGTTGCTTCGGCGTCACGTAGTCTTGGGTGTCCGCGCCCTCGGCGGCCTCCTCGTCCGTGGCCCGGCGCACGAAGCCCGGCGTTTCCTCCGTGGCATAGGCGTGCCCGTGGGTGGCCAGCGCCTCCGCCAATTCATCCAGCCGCACGGCGTGCGCATCGGCAGCCGCATCATGCCCTTCCACCACCTGCGTCACGTACTGGCGCACGTACTGCTGGGTGGCCATGGCCGCGCTGGCGATGGTCAGGGTCACGGCGGCGGAGTTGGTCAGCGGCAGGCGGATGCGTTCGGTCACCTCCACCGCCGTGCCCTCGGCTATCAGCGGCTTGTAGGTTTCCGCGTGCGGCCCCACGGCCACCATGTCGCCCGCCTCGTCGAACAGGCCCCATTCGCGGATGAAGAACCCGCCCACGTTGAAGGGCAGCACCACGTCGGCCACTACTTCGGTGGGGGCGTCGGGGTTGACCATGACGGCGTTGACGTTGCCGCGCCACTTCTCTGCCGCAAGGCCGGTCCAACTGGGCGCGGGCGCGGGCACGCTGCCTCCGCCGTCGCCCACGGCAATCTGCCGCAGCACCAGGGGCGCGCCCCCTGCGTAGGCCGCCGCCAGCTTTTCCAATCCCTTCGCGGTCCAGATGCCTTTCAGCTCATCGCTCATGACGTAACCTCGCGTACTTCGTGTCGGACGAAAATGTATTGCACGGCCACCACCCCGGCTTGCAGCGGGGCGGGCGGGAACGGCGCTTCGGAACCGGTGGCCACCACGTGCTCGACCACCACCGATGTGGTCAGCACGGCCCCCAGCGTCAGCGGGGCCGCGCCCCGACCGGTGAACTGCACCAGCCCCACCACCGAGCGCGCGGGCTTGTACTCGTTGACCAGATCCAGCACGGCCTCGATGTCGGCCTGCCTGAACAGCGCGGGCGGGTTCAGCAACTCCACGTCGAAGTGCGCCCACAGCTCGGCGTTGTGGTCGCGCAGGTTGCGCACTCTGCCGCCGGGGTAGCCGTACTCCTCAAGGATGCGTGGCAGCCCTTCCACGGTGCCGCCCATGGCGTGCCAGGCGTAGGCCCGCTCCACCCGGCTGCGGTGGCGGGCGTCGTCATCGTGCCGGGTGCGCGGTGCGCCGCGCGATGCGCCATAGCCCTGCATCAGCGCCTGTTCCGCCGTGGTCACGATCCACTGGTCGCGCGTCCAGCGGATGTCCTCGCGCACGGTGTCCAGGTAGTCGGCCAGCCCGCGCGCGATGACGGCCAATGGCCCCGGACGGAAGATCCACGGCCACGCCAGCCGTTCGCGGAAGTATGACCAGAACAGGCCCGCCACGTTATGCCTCCGTCACCCAGCGGGCGGTCACGGCCAGGCTGTTCAGGGTGGCCAGCCCGTCGGCGGGAATGTCCACGTCGCCGACCGGGCTGGTCCAGTTGATGCGCTTCACCCCGGCGATGGAGACGATGCCCGCCGCCATGCGGTCGCGCACCACGTCGTGCCCGATGCCGAAGGCGGGCACCTCCGGCTGGTCCCCCTTGAACAGCGCCTCCACCCACGCGCGGGCGGCCAGCACCGTGGCGTCCGCATCGCCGGAAAGCAGCTCCAGTTCCATGGCCACGTCCACGCCCACCGGCGTGGGGGCCTTCACCACAACGTCGTGGTTGATGCGGATCTGCGTGGCGATGGCGGCGCGCACCGCCTGCAACAACTGCTCGGTGGGCTGGCCCGCCGCACCCTTGACCACCACGTCCACGGTGCCTTCGCCGCGCGGGTGCTGGTCGTCCACGTACACGTCCACCACGCCGGTTACGGACAGGGCCGCCGCCTTGTACGCGGCGCTGGTGATGCCCGCGCGCGCCTGCCACGCCAGCGCGTAGCGGCGGCGCAGCAGGGAATCGGATTCCGCGTCGGCCCCTTCCTCTGCCAGCCAGCCCGCCGCGTTGCTTACCGCGCCGATGCCGGGCACCGGCGTGGCCAGTTCCACGATCTGGCCGGGGGCCGCGTTGGCCGCCGCGCCGTATTCCTCGGCCCGCGCCATGACGGCCACAGCTCCGGCACCGGCGGGCAGCACAGCGTCGGCCTCGGTGACGTAGCGGTAGACCATGCCCCGCCCATCCGGCAGCGTGCGCACGATGCGCCCGGCGGGGATGCGCACGTTGGGCGTGTCCGTTCCGCCGCTGGCCGACGTGGCCGCCCGGTGGAAGGTCACCGTGCCCCGCGCCTGCGTGGCCTGCTTGCGGGCCAGTTCGATCTGTTCCGCGTGCAGGTCGAGGAAGTCGCCGGTGGCGTTGGCGGGCACGGCCTGCTGGAACACCTGCTCCAGCAGTTGGTAGAGCTGCCACAACCCCCACGCGAACAGTTCGATGAGGCCGCGCGCGATGCCCTTGTTCAGGTTCAGGCGCTGCGGCAGCCAGCCCTGCGCGGCGTACTCGTCCTGCACGGCCTCCATGCGGGCGTAGAGTTCCGCGCGGATCTGCTCCAGCGATTTAGACAGACGCAGGGTCGACATCCTTCACCACCAGTTCGCGCACGGACTTGTCGGCGCGCAGGATGAGGTTTGAGGGCTGGTCCTCGCCGATGAACGTCCACGACACCTCGGCCTGCACGGTGCGCTCGTCCCACGTGAAAACCGTGGTGCGCACGCTGCCCACCTGCACGCGCGGGTCCAGTTCCACCCGCAAGGTCACCTCCGCCTCGAAGGCGATGCGGGCACCCTCGGTGTTCTCCTCGAAAATCCAGTCGTGGATCAGGCTGCCCCAGCCCTGGTCGTAGAAAAGCGAACCCAACCGGGTGAACAGGCGCAGGCGGATGTCCTGAAGGCCCGTTTCCACGCCATCGGTCAGGATGAACTCACCGCTTGCCGCAACGAGGGCTTGGCCTGATGCATCAACCCTTATGTCTTGTCCCCATGAATCCATTTCCACTTTACCTCGCACCTAGGCTTGCCATGGCCTAGGCATGCAAATTGGGCCGCGCTGAATTTACTTTTTAGATATATTACAGCCACTTGGTTGACACGGCGCAAGTCCGTGTTATGATCTCAACAAGTCGCGACGAAAAACAATCTTATAGCCACACAACAATGGAGCATTTTAAACATGTTAAATGGAAACGAAATCAAAACACTAGCGTCTATCAGAAACAATACGCTCAAGAGTTACAACGATCTTGAGTATGAAGAGGCAATGTCTTTGAATGAAAATCTCAAGAATTTGCGTGATCTCTCCATGATAGACGCGCTTGATTCAAAAAGCACACAGGGCTTAGTGCTTTACGAGCGCATCAAACTGACAAGACGAGGTAAAGAGTATCTGGCAACTTTAGACGCATAACATCCCTCACACCGTCCCCCCGCTGCGGCTGCCCGCGTGGCTGTTGCCGCTCACCGTGCTGTCACCATCCACCGACAGCCCGCCCGTGATGGCCACCGGGCCATTGATGGTCAGGCTGCCGGTGATGGTGCGGTCCGCGTGTTCGCTCACCGTGCCCTTGCCGCCGTCGTGCCCTTCGCCCGTCACGTTGCCGCGCTGGATGATCTCCGGGGCCTGCAAGGTGATGCACCCGCCCGCCTCCACGGTGGCGTTGCCGCCCACCTGCACCAGCCAGTCCGTCGGGGTCGTGGACACGATGCGTCTGCCGGTGTCGATGCGGATCTCCACCCCGCGTTCAAGCTGAATGACGAATTCGCCCACTGCGGCCAGCGGCGCGCCGTGCCCCTGCCAGCGGATGTTGCTGATGCGCGGGTAGTTGGGGTCGCCGTCGTAGTAGGAAAGGTCGCACAGGGTGCCCACCACGGGCGGGCACACCACGCCCCGGTCCGGGCCGCCCCACAGCACCGGCAGCTCCACGCGCGGCACCACCGGTTCGGCGGGGTCGTCGGTCTCGTCGTTGCGCAGGGGCTGCACGTCGGCGTAGTAGGCACCGTCGCTGGCGTAGGCCGCCACCACCCGCGCCTTGCGGGTCACGCGGTAGTAGTGGCGCAGGTCCGGCATGCACAGCTCCACCGCCCGGCGGATGAGTTGCAGCAGGTTGGCGCTGCCTGCGCCGCCGCTACCCCCAGCCATGGTCCGCCCCGTACCGGATGAACGTCCTGTTGCCACCGGGCGTGAGCACGTGGCGCACCTCCTGCGCGCGAAACTGCCCGCTGATGCCGCGCCGCGTGTCCTCCAGCCGGAACGGCATGGAGTGGGCAAGGCCCGCCAGCAGTACCGATTCCACCTCGGCCAGCGCGCCCGGCGTGGTGTCCACCTCGTGATTGATGAGGTTTTCTCCGGTGGCCACCGTGTACAGGGGGCCGGGTTCGTCGCCCGCGCTCCAGCGCAGGCCGTCGGCCCCCAGCCACAGGGCGTGGCGCGAAAGGTCGTGCCCGTGTCCGCGCTGGATGGATTCCGCCAGTTGTCGCACCGCGCGCCACAAGGGCACCGTGGCGAACACCATGTGCGGCAGGGTCACGTCCGGAATTTCCACGGCGGCCACGGCCAG